ACGATGAAAAGGTTGTATTAAGCGATCAAGCTACAAATGTTAATGGAAATAGAAAAGAACGCATAACACTAGACAAATATCTTACTGTCGGTGGTAGTCATCAAGAAATTATTGTAAAAAATCATAATCATACAATCACTGGCAATACAACAGTTAATGTTGGCGGAGGCGAAACCGTCCCTGATGGCACCTTCGTGGGCTCCGGTGGAGTTGGCACTTATAACTATCTAAGAGATTTAAATGTTACTGCTACAACAAATACTCAATTTACAACAGGTGGATCGTTTACTGTTGGAGCATCAGCTAATGTTAATATGACAGCACAACAAAGTTTTAAACTTGTTGCTGTTGGTGGTATATTTAATCTTGATACACTCACCGGTATTGAAATGTCAACAAAACTAGGAAACTTTACTGCTAATACGATGGCTGGGATGATGGATCTAGATGCTGCTACGTTGATGTATTTAGATGCAACTACGATACAATTGAATCAACCCCAGCCAGGTCAATCTGCGGCCGAAGATGCTTCCGGCTTTCTAGACGGATAGGATAATATAATGGGATTACTCAACGAAATTGCAAATAAACTTTTACAATCTCTTGAAGGTGTAGCAAAATGGATTAATGCGACCTTTACAACCAGTGAAGAACTCAGTGAACTAAATTTCGTTCCTGCCGATCCTGTGTTACCTAGTGCTCGTGTAGCGGCTAGTGCAACTGTGCAGCAGGCTCTTGCAGCAGAAGTTTCAGCAATGGAAGCAGCGGCCACAGCAGCACAAGTAGCACAACAAGAAATTGATATTCAAAATGCAATGTATACTATAGCAACGACAGGTGGCGCCATCAAGGATATAAAAGCTCTTGAAGTAACTGTCAACGGCCTCAATTTTAGGCCTGGCGACATTCCATTAGTTGCTTCTTGTCAACCTGCAAAAATAATTCCCGCCCTTATAGAAAAAATAGCGGCCGCCGGCGGCCTTAGTTTTAGTGATGTTCCAAATATTAAAAGTATGGGTGGGGTCATTGCATTGTTTGGAAATCGTTGCAAAACACCGGTAAAGATGGAGACGATTGAGCCTCCTCCTGGTACATATATTCCGAAAGTGCCGAAATCATCAAACGTCTTTCCAGACGCCCTTAAAAACAAAACTTTTATTCCTATTTCTGATGAAGAATCGGAAAAAATAGATCACGATCCAAGACGAGAGGGAGAAATAGCCTAATGAGTAAGGTATCAGCAGTAACAGCAAATACAGTAAAGGCTGTCATTTTTTCAGACTTCTTTACAGATTTCTCTCGAAGTCCTACATCAGGGATGTTGAACAAAAAGACGAACGAAGATGCTGTAAAACAATCGATTCGTAATCTTTTGCTTACAGACAAATATGAGAGACCATATCAACCAGAACTTGGATCTAATATTCAAGGGATGTTGTTTGAAAATTGGACGCCATCGATGGCAGAGATAATGAAAAACCATATTCAAAATGTCTTTGACAATCATGAGCCGAGAGCAGAATTAGTTAACTGTGTTGTGCATCCAACTGTAGACAATGCTAGTATTGTTGTAAAGATTTATTTTAGACTGATAAATAGTGAGAACACTGTCGAATTCGATGTCATACTAAAGAGAGTTAGGTAAATGGCCACTACTTCTAATGCAGAATTTATTGTAGCAAATTTAGAATTTGATGATATTAAATCAAATTTAAAAACATATTTGTCAGCACAGAACATTTTTCAAGATTATAATTTCGATGGATCTAATATGTCTGTTTTGTTGGATGTGCTAGCCTACAATACATATTATAACGCAATACATCTAAATGCTGTTGCATCAGAGATGTTCTTGGATAGCGCACAAATCCGTGACAGTGTATATTCTCATGCTAAGCAAATGAATTATATGCCGACATCTCGTCGATCATCTGTAGCACACGTTGACATAACAGTAACACCATCGGACAGTCCTCACACAATCACAGTTCCAAGATTGACTGAATTTCAAACTACTGTTGGCGATAATGTTTATACATTTTCCACAAATAGCTCTCTCGTTTTAAATTCTGGTAGTTCATATACGGCATCGAATGTCGACATATATGAAGGAGAAGTGGTTAATGAGTTTTATTTGGTTGCTAATAGTCAGAACACATATTATATTAATAACCAAGATATAGATACGTCGAGCTTGACTGTTAAGGTTAGAACATCAAATACTGATACAACAAATACAACATGGACAAGATCAAACTCCTTATTTGGTGTTACTAGCACATCTAATGTGTTTTTTATCCAAGCGGCCTCGAACGGGTCATATGAAATAGTGTTTGGCAATGACACATTTGGAAGAAAATTAACAGATGGAAATATTGTAGAGGCTTCGTATCGTGCAAGCAATAAAGACGATTCGGATGGAGCAAATAGCTTTACTGCCACAGGTACAGTTGGTGGTTACAGCACTGTCTCAACAGCATTGATTACAAAGGCTACGGGAGGTGGTGACAAGCAAGAGGTTGATGATGTTAAATTTGCAGCACCAAGAGCACTATCAGTACAAGAGAGAGCAGTTACAGTAACTGATTATGAAACCCTTGTTAAAAATGAGTTTCCTGACATCACGGCCTTGAATGTATATGGTGGTGAAGACGCCGATCCACCAGAATTTGGTAAAGTGATAATGGTTGCCAAAAGTAATGTATATACTACGTTGCCTCAATCAAGAAAACAGGCTATGGTAGACTTCATAGGTCCTAAAAGCTCTATCGCAGTTGAGCCTAGAGTTATCGATGCTGGTACATTGTCAATTAAAATTGATAGCTCAATTATATACAATATTAATGCAACAGATAGCCAAGCAAATGATATCAAAGTTTCTGTGGAAAGTGCTATTAATACGTTTAGCAGTGATAACTTAACTGATTTTAAGAAAACGATGAGACATAGTAAGTTAGTAGAAAAGATTAATGAGTCTGATACTGCTATATTGAGCAATGAAACAAACGCAACAATATACAAAACTATCAATCCAAAACTAAACGCGGCCTATACTAAAACTATTGATTTTCATAATCCGTTAAAACAAGATAATCCTATATCTGCCAATACGCAAGGAAGTTATACAGGATTTTCCACACCAGCTGTTTCATCAGAAACATTTACATTTAATAGTACTACTGGCGCATCCTTTAGAGATGATGGAACGGGCACTCTTCAAATTGTTGTTGCCAACTCGAGTTCTCTCCAGGTACTTGAAGCCAATGCTGGTAGTGTTAGTTATGGCTCTGGCAACGTATCAATTACAAATGTTACTATTAACGCTATAACAACTGGTACAACAATAAAACTTTATGCCAGGAGTAATACAAATGATATTACAACAAAGAATAGTGATATTGTTGAGATTGCGGACGGAGATGTAACAGTAACAATAAATGGCGTAAGAGAATAAGATGGCACTTTACGATATCGAAAATTGGATATCACCACTAGTAGAAGAGCAGTTTCCTGCAATATACAGGACTGATGGACCCATAATGGTTGCCTTTGTTAAGGCATATTATGAGTTCCTGGAACAGTCTGGTACAAGCAATACGCCTGCAGATCATCCGCTATACGTCTCGAGAAATATTTTAGAATATGGAGATGTTGATCAAAGTATTGATGACTTTTTAGAACACTTTCGAAGGCAGTATCTTTTTGGTTTTCCAAAAACAACATCACAGACTAAACCATTTATACTAAAACATATTATGGATGTGTATCGATCTAAAGGTACACCCCGAGCAGTTGAACTTTTAGTTAAGTTGGTGTTTGGTAAAGATAGTCAAATATACATTCCCGGCAAAAACCTAATGCGGACCTCAGTTGCTGATTATTATGATCCAAAATATCTTGAGGTGCAACTTGATGCACTACATCATCAAAGTGTAGGAGATGATGAAAGTGACATGGAAGGGTTTGTTGGCCAGACAATTACTGGATCAATATCAGAAGCTACTGCTGTTGTTGAATCAGCATTAAAAACATCTGTTAAAGGTAAGAATGAATACGTATTTTATATATCAACCTTGTCTGGTAATTTTCAAAGAGCTGAGTTAATATCGCATCCTGGTTCTGCAATGAAGCCAAAAATAATTGGATCTCTATCTGGACTAACTCTTACAGAGAGTGGTGACTCTATGGTTGTTGGTGATGAGATGGTTATTACAAGTGCAAAATTTGGTATCAATGGTAAGGCAAGAGTTACTGGAACAAAAACAGGTACAGGTAAAGCTGCGTTTACTGTTACTGATGGTGGCTTTGGCTTTAGTACAAATGCATCATTAAGTAATGTATTAATTTCAACAGCTACGGTTGCTGTCAATACTTTCACAAATTCAAATGCTACATTTAGAGCAGACTTTGGTGGTAATGTATTTTATAAGTTGGAGAAAGTTCACCAACCAGTTGAGGTAGTTAATTATACTACTGCTAATACATATTTTGCTAATTCTATCAATACAGCAACGTATGTAATAGGAACAAACTCATCTATCACATCACCTAACAGTACAAACTATATTGCGAATGGTAGAGTTGGTATTGCACAAAATACTGGTGCAAATGGTGTAGTAACAATGTTCTTGGAGACAGGTACATTTGGTAATCAAATTCATTATTATCATCAGAGTAATACAATAGCGTTTGAGGTTGGTGAAAAGGTTAGTGTTAATTCGTCTATATTTGGCTATCTTAATGCTGCCAACTCAACAGTACTAACAATTAATAATGCCGCCAATGGTTTTTCAAACTTAGTAACTCAACAAGTAACAGGAGAGAGATCGGGAGCAGTATCTAATGGAATCAGTGCTGCTTCTAAATTGGTTCAAACCGGCGTTAAGAAATTATTTGTTGCTGGCAATGCAACGTTGAATTCAAATTCTACTGCATATGAGAATGCATATAGAACAGGGACGATAGTTGGTGGAAATACTACCGCTATAGGACTTGTTGACAATAGTACATCATATTTTATATCAGGTCCTCAGAATTTTATATATGGAGCAAATACAAACACAAGAGCTAATGTTGTTGCTACTCGTTTAGGATCTGATGCGACGATGACAATCAGTACATTGGCTGTAGGCACTGAGACTAAAAATGTCTATACAGATTTTATCTCTACAAACAACTCTGCTAATACCAGTATGCTCGATGTTGTTATTGATGGTTCTAATTCCGGAGTTGGAATTGTTAACTCAGTTACAATATCTGCTGGTGGATCTGGATATGCTAATAGTGACGCTTTGGTATTTGCAAATGGTGGTATAACAAATGGTGCACTTCCGTCTCTTAATGCTATCGGTACTGTTACAACAAACAGCACTGGTGGTATTACAAGTGTCACGTTAACCGGCCATGGAAATGGTTATTATCATGCACCAGCTATCACAATCACAACATCTGCTGGTAGTAGTGGAACATTGACACCAGTAATGAAGTATGGATATGGGTTGCCTAAGACTGGAAACACTATCAATACAACAGCAACATCAGGTGGAGGTATCGACAATCAACTTAATGATTCGTTGACGTACAGTCAAAGTGTTGCCTTAGGATCTATTAATAGTTTTTCATTTACTCCAGGGAACAATTATACAGCGGCTCCTTTTGCACTACCACAGAACAGGTTTGTTGATAAGTTTAATCAACGCAATGCTAATATATCATATGATAATTTTAGCGGATCAAGTTCTTCTGGGTTTGAAGTGGATGATGTAATTATTATTCAAACCCAAAACTTAGAACAAAAATACATAAACGTGTCATCTGTCAGTGGTACATTCACTGTTGGTGAGGGCGCCGTTCATGTGTTTAATGGCTCTGCTAATGTATTTGGTACTGTTACTGCAGCAAATAGTACTGTAATTACAATAAAAGAAGTTAAACGTAGAGACAACGTTGGTGGAGATATTCAACATACCGCAGTTGGTAATTCTGTTGCAATTAATGCTAGTGCTAACTTAACTGGTCTTGATTCATTGGCTACAGCAAATATTAGTGGAGATGCTAATGTTGCCGCTACTAGAAGTGTACAGGGAAGAATTGTTCAGGCAAATACATCTAATACGTGGGTTGAAGTAATGATGTATGACACGCAACATGATTTTAAAATAGGAGCAACAATTAATAAAACTGACTATACTAAGCAGGCCAATTTAAATTCATATTATTATTTGGTACCAAACACAAATCCCAATGCTACAGGCGTAGCCAATCAGCAGCATCTAGGATTGAATGCTAATATAACAGTTGATACAACCCTAGCAACAGGTGTTATTGATACGATAGAAATCCTACAATCTGGATATGGATATGTGGATGGAGAAACATTAACTTTAACTGGAGGGAATACAACTTCCAATGTAACTGCTACGGCAGTTGTTAATGCTGCAGGAATTGCAATTGGTCACCACAGAGACAACCAAGGGTTCCTAAACGAAGATAAATATCTTCACGACAATGATTTCTATCAAGAGCATTCATATCAGGTAAGAGTGGACATGCCATTAGATAAATATGAAAAGGTAATAAAGGACGTTGTTCATCTGGCAGGAACTAGATTATTCGGAAAGTTCCAGTCGAATTCGGAGGCAAACTTGAATATTTCGGTAGCCAACAGTAGTGTGAGTCAAGCATAATGGGAAAATTACTTCGTACTCAATTTAGAACGCATTCTGCTGCGCAGTTTAAAGAGTCCTTGACAGAGGCCTCTAATTCTATTTACTATGTTGTTCAGGGAAAGCCTGTTCCACCTAACGGTGTAACTGCGCCAGATGCTGCATTAACAAACAGTCAGTTTCAAACATGGGACGAGATGGTTCTTGGTAAGCATGTGACAAACGACGATGCTGTCCATATGGTTAAGAAAATTGAATGGGCAAACAACACTTCGTATATTTCTTATGATGATCAAACAGACTTACCTAATACAGATTATTTTGTTGTAACAAGTGAGGGATCGAACTATAACGTATGGAAGTGTTTGGCTAACAATCAATCCAGCGGAAATAGTACATCAAAACCCCTGTATTCTGATGTTAGCTCTTCGTTGAATACATTATATCTTAAAACTGCTGATGGTTATCAGTGGCGATTTATGTATTCTATTACGGATTCAAACTATACAAAGTTTGCAACATCAGGTCATATACCAGTGTATCCTCATGCTAATGCGTCGGGCAATGCAGTGGCTGGTTCAATTGATGCATATGTTGTAACAAATAGCGGCAATAATTATAACGAATTTAGTAACGGGTCATTTGTATCTGTAACAAACTCTACAGTTGCTACTGTTAATAGTTCGGCCTTTACTATGTCCAGTAACGATGATTTTTATAATAATTGTGGAATCTATATTGCATCTGGAACAGGAAGCGGCCAGCTTAGAAAGATAACAGACTTTGCTGTATCTGGTAGCACAAGAACAGTTACTATAGGTACAGCCTGGGATACTAATCCTAGTACAGCAGATAGTGTTTGGGAGATAACACCATATGTTACTGTTGCTGGAGATGGCAGCGGTGCAACAGCAAGAGCAATGATAAACACATCGAGCAATACTATTGCGAATGTTGAAGTAATAACACGAGGTAGTGGTTATTCTTATGCTGTATCAACAGTTGAAGCTAATAATATGGCCGCTGCTAATGTTGCAGCTGCAAGAGGAATAATCAGTCCTCCACATGGCCATGCAAACAATGTGATTTATGAATTAGATGCATATAGTATAGGAATCAGTGTAAACTTTGCAAACAATGAAGCATCAGAGATACCAACAGACAATAGCTTTAGTCAAATTGGTTTGGTTAAAGATGTTCTATATGCAAATGTACAATTAAATGGAAACACCTCTGGTACATTGACAATAGGTGAGAAACTTACTCAAGCAAACACTGGAGCATATGGTTATATTATAGCTGGTAACACATCACAAATATTGGTTGGTAATGTATATGGAGCTTTTGTTGTTGGCAACTCTACGAATTTTGCCAATGTATCTGGTGCAAACTCTGGCGCGACAATGAACGTGCAATCATTTTTTGTCAATACATCTGAAGGTGTAAGAAATTCGTTTAGCACATTTGATCAGAGAACAATCTTTGATCACAATAGAACATCTGCGAACGAGTTTACTGAAGATGAAAAAGCAACACAAGCGGACACAGATGCAAATGCATATGTACATTTTTCAAATTCAAGCATAATGGCTGTAACAAATGTCCGTGGTACTTTTAATTTAGGAATGGACAATGTTGTTACGGGAGCAACATCAACAGCAACGAGCAGAATAACAGCTCAAACAAATCCAGATTTGGTAAAAAATTCTGGCGAGGTACTATATTTGGAAGAGATAGATGCAGTATCAAGATCAAACACAACCACCGAAACCGTTAGGCTGGTAATTACATTTTAGGGGAATTTAAAGGATGCCTATAACTACTGATTTAAATGTGTCGCCATATTACGACGACTATAGCGCGAACAATAAGTTTCATAGGGTGTTGTTCCAGCCATCTGTTCCTGTGCAAGCGAGAGAGTTGACACAGTTACAAAGCATGCTTCAGCAGCAAATTGAGCAATTGGGTGCATTTACGTTTAAAGAAGGTTCAATTATTAGTGGTTGCTCTATTACTGATAGACTTATTAATAGAGCTAAAATTAATGATGCAAATACAAGCAGCAATACTATTAATATGGCAACTACTTTCTCAACAAGCGGCAATACGTTTGTTAGAGATTCAGCCAATCTTATTGCTGAAGTAGTAACGTACGCAACTGGTTACGAAGCAACAAACCCAGATCTTAATACTTTATATTTTACATATCTCAATACAGGAAACTCCTCTGGCGTAGAAACAAAAACATTCTCTACAGGCAGTCAGTTAACCGTTTTCCCTGTTAATGCTAGTATCAATGCTGTTGCTCTTTCTTCTAATACAGGAACACTATACTCTAACGCCGACACAATTACATTTAGTAGTACATACGGTACCAATGGTACAGCAAATCTTACAACAAATAGCACTGGTGGTATTACTGGTGTGTCGTTCAATAATACAGCGGCATATGGTCATAGTTATAGAATAACAGACATTCCAACGGTTGTGATATCCACATCAACAGGTACTGGTGGTAATACAGAATTGTTTACAACATCATTAACACCAATCGATGTTGTAACAGTTGCGAATGCTACATTTACTGTATCTGGTGATAGTGATTATAATGTTATTGGAAAAAATAAAATATTTCACATAACAGATGGTCAGATATTTCAAAAGGGCCATTTTATTGATGTAGACGAACAAAGTATTATAGTTCATAGAAATGATCCAGTACCAGATCAATATTCCGTTGGGTTTATGACAACAGAGAGTATTGTTAATGGATCAACAGATTCGACGTTGTTGGATAACGCTGCTGGATTTCAAAACGAAAATGCTCCTGGTGCCCATCGATTAAAAATGACTGCAAATTTGGTTGTTAACACAACATCAAATGCCGAGTCAACAAATAACTTCTTTATAATTGCAGGCTATGAACAAGGCCACATGGTCTATAAAAGACAAGACCATCAATTGGAAAAATTAGGTGATATTTTTGCAAAGCGGACCAAAGAAGAAAGTGGCGACTATGTTATAAGGCCCTTCTTGATAACCTCAGAGGAAATCGAATCGAGTAATGTAACTCATGTTGGTATAGCAGTATCTCCTGGCAAAGGGTATGTTGGCGGCCGCCGAGTTGAAACAGTAGGAACATCTCGACAGCTTGCAACAAAAGCCACGACAACAAAAAATGTCAGTGATGCTACTGTTACATCCAACTATGGTAACTATATTGAGTTGGATGAATATATTGGACATTTCTCATTCAACACTGCGCAAGAAGTTAAACTTCTTGATACAGCTGGTAATCGAATATCTACTTCTCTTGGCTCGTCTGTGCCTACGGTGCCGACAACATCCAATAGTACTGTTATTACAGGAACGAGTCCATCATTCACTGGTAATATTCTTGGCACAGCGAAGATTAGATCGGTGTTGTGGAAAGAAGGTTCACCAGCCGATCCAGCAGCTAAATACAAGTTGTTTTTGTTTGATATTAAAATGAACACCGGTAAGGATTTCCAAGCCGTGAGATCTGTTTGGTACAATGCTGAGGGTATTGGTGATGTTGTTTTACAGGATGGTGTCGCTAAGTTAAAAGATACAGACTTTAAAACAATGGTTGTCCCATTAGGTCAAAAAGGTATTAAGTCGATTGATATTGGTGGTACACAGGATATCAAGTATACGTATAGAACTGCTAAGACTGATGGGTCTATTGCAGTAAATGGATCGATTACTCTCACAACAACAGGTACGGAATATTTCCCATATACAGCAAGCTCTACGCTTAATGATACTCAAGAAGCTGAGTTTGTTATGGTATCAAACAATACCTCTTCACAGACGGTTGCTCTAACTGGTACATCTGCTGTTACTAGTGGTTCGAATGCTGTGACTGGATCGGGGACATCATTTACAACAGAGTATGTCGTCGGAGATTTTATTAGAGTTGCTGATGCCAATACTCATCGTATTACTGGTATTCAATCCGATACAGTAATAGTTACAGGTAATAATTTTGGTACTTCTGTTTCTGGTAAAACTCACAAGAGATACTTCCCAGCAGATATGCCAATTAATCTACATGATAGCACATCATCAAATGTTGTTATAGGTTCAAATGCTAATACAGCTGTAATAAACATGTCTCGCGGCAAGACACTAGAGAATGTTTTACCAGTACATACGTATTATAATGTAAAGAAAAATAGCGCGGTTCAAATGGGTAAGACTATGGCGAACTGCTTTATCAAGTTGGATTGTGGAAATAACACTACAACTACAAGCGGCCCATGGTGTCTTGGTATTACAGATCCATTCGATATTCAAGATGTATGGATTGCTAACGGCTCCTATGTAACAGCAGCTGCTAATAGCTATCTAAAAAGTTTCACATTGGATACTGGCCAGAAAGATAGCCATTATGGTTTGGCTTATCTAAGAAAAGTGAACACGTCTTTAACATTGAGCACGAACGATCAATTACTTGTTAAAGTAAGAACATTCACTAAAGATACCTCTGGTGGTGGTTTTGGATTCTTTACCGTCGATTCTTATCCAGTAGATGATTCTGCAGCAAATAGTACTAACCAATATATTAAAACTGCAAAGATACCTATCTTTACTTCACCTGCAACAGGTAAGTCGTATGATCTAAGAAATAGTTTTGATTTTAGACCAGTAACTGGTAATACAGCAAATCAAGCGGCAATTGCAGAAGCAGGCGCAACGATTAATCCAGCGAATACGGATACGTTTACTTCTGCTGAGCATTACATTGCTAAGCCCAATGGAAACCAATCTGCTGACTATAATTATTATCAACCACGTATTGATAAGGTGTCAATAAACGAACAAGGCATACTTGAAATGGCCTTTGGTACACCTGGTGATCTTCCTCTTGCTCCTCCGGATAAAGATGGTTCGATGACACTAGGTGTTATTAATGTTCCTGTATATCCATCAGATTCTATAGCAGTTGCTAGGAACAATGGGCGCCCAGATTATGCTGTAACAGCGACATCTAATCAGCCTCGTGGTTATACAATGAAAGACATTGGACAAATTGAAAGTCGTATAAACAGATTAGAGTATTATACTTCCTTAAATATGTTAGAAAAACAAACAAAGGATCTACTCATTCAAGCGGAATCAAATACGTCCGTAGATAGATTCAAAAATGGATTTCTTGTTGATTCATTTAAAAACTTTGCTGTTGGTTCAATTACTGATCCAGAATATAAGGCCGGTATTGATAAAAATACACAAACATTGGTACCAAGAGCCAAACAGCGTATGATAAAGTTGAAGGTAGATAGTACTGATAGTAATACCACACACGTTGGTGATTTGTTGATGTTGAATTATAACGACAGAGAACTCACAAGTCAACGGTTTGCTACTAAAATTCGTAACACATCTCAAGGATTTTGGCAATATAATGGTACTCTTATTACGATTCCAAGTTTTGATAATTTCTATGAAGTAAGAAATCCTCCGGAGTCTATTAATATTGATATTGACACGACAGGTCCAACTGTGGCTCTGTTAGAAGAATTGAATAAAATGACGTCAATGCAAGAGATTAGAGTAGATGTTCTTAGTGACTCATCTAGTACTAGAAGCACTGGCACATCGCAAACACAGTCCGGATCAATGCGACCAGGTTCTGGTGGCATCACAACTACAAGCACAGAGACGTTTGAGACTATACGGACTATTCAAGAACAAGAGTCAAGATCATTTTTCCGAAATCAGACCACTACTACAAAGCAACATGTCGGAGAGTTTGTGACGGACTTTACGTTCCGTCCATATATTCGTGAACAGAGATTAGTTTTTTGGGCTAGAGGACTGATGCCTAATAGAACTCATTATATCTTTTTTGATGAAAAAGATGCTAGTTCTTATACACAACCTGCAGTATTGCCGAATACCTCAAAAGCCAGGTTGTCGCAATCAGATTTTCAAAGTACAGGGTCAAAAGGAGATACATTAGTATCTAACAGCCTTGGTCAAATAGCTGGATCAATATATGTTCCTCAAAAAACATTTCTTGTTGGCGAAAGAAAAATAGTTGTTGCTGACATTAGTACATATTCTGATATCCTTGCGGAGTCGATGTCGTGGGCATCGGGCAACTTCAATGCTTACAATTTTGGTCTCGATAAACAATCGATAGATATAACAACAAGAAATATTAGTATTTCAAAACCAAGGGTTGTTACCGGTACTTCCACTCGAACAGATAGAAATGCATTTTCAACGGTCGATGTCGTACGACAACCCGCTCCGCCTGCGGAAATAATTCCTAATCCTCCCCAGGTGACGTTAGAGGGCGCCGCGGGCGCCGGCGACGACGCCAGCGGCGTTGATCCATTGGCTCAAACATTTAGAGTTGATATTGGTCGACATACTAACATGACAAGTGGTGTACATCTTACAAAAGTTGATGTTTATTTTAAAACAAAAGATCCTACCTTAGGTATAACTCTT